CATCACCGACTGGTGCTGCTTCAGCGCCTGGTCGGTGGCGAAGTCGTCGCGGCCGCAGTACTCGCAGTCGGCCACCTCGACGATGTAGACACCCGCGAGCTGCGGGAACTCCGCCGGCCGCGCGCCGTTCCAGCAGCCGCGCTCGCGGACGTTCCGTCCGTCCGTCTTGCCGACGTGCGCCAGGTGCTCCTTATTTGCCCCGACGTGCTGACCGCAGGTGGGCACCAGTGGCGGCCGCAGGTGGTAGCCCATGCTGATCACGTGTTCGACCGACAGCTCGTGGGCGCCGCCGGCCTGGAACAGGGGCTCGTATGGATGGTCCATGTAGTACGAGCTCGAGCCGAACTGGCCGTACTCCCAGAGCGGCGTCCAGCCGCGCCGCACCTTCTTCATGATCTCGTTATCGGATGCGTCGACCGCGACCACCTCGCCCAGCGGGTTGCGTACGTAGAGCATGCCCTGGTCGATGATGACCGTGTTCGGTGCGTCCGTCGTCAGCGTCTCAGCCACCTGACACCTCTTGCTCGGTCGGGAACTGAATCTCAGATTCAGTTGGAATGATCGGCCGCTGGAAGACTGCTACGTACGCCCACGCGACCTCGTCGGTCAGCCGCAGCGAGCTCACCCGCCACAGACTGTCGTCTTGCACCAGGGGCGTCTTCGGGCCCTTCGGCGGCCGCTTGCCGAAGCCCTTGACGGGCACCACCGGCAGCGGGCCCTTGGGCCGCTCCGGCGACAGTGCCACAAAGGTCCAACCCTGGCGCTCGAGCTGCCCCCGCATGCGCTCGAGCGACCAGGTGCGCTGCCGCTCGAGGACCTCGACAGAGGCCTCCGACGGCACGCGCACGTGGAACGGCAGGCGGTAGGCCGCCCGCTCGAGCTGGTGCCTCAGCAGGTAGTGGGTCATTCGAATCTCTGATTCGAATCGTAGATTCGATTACTTGACGGCGTTGACCTTGACCGCCCAGTTGCTCGAGTTGGTGGTCGCGGCCGCGGCCTCGTCAGCCTCCAGGCGCTCGTACATGCCGTAGATGGTGTCCATCGACACCACCCAGCTCAGGTCGAGCGGCGAGTACCAGGTGTGCGTGGTCGGCTGGCGCTGGATGGCCTTGAAGTAGTGCGTCTTCGACCAGAAGGCGCCCACCGAGTTCGGTGCCGTGCCCGACAGGAGCTGCGACTCGTACACATCGGCGCCGTAGATCTTGCCGACCTTGGCCTCCTCGACCGCGGTGCCGGCGTCGTCCTGGCCGATGTAGAGCATGTTGGTGAACTTCTCGAGCTTCAGGAAGCCCGAGTAGGTAGCCGGGCTCACGACGATGAACCAGGGCCGCGGCGCGGCCTGATTCCGCAAGAGCGTGCGTGCCTGAATCAGGTTGTCGTCGGTGAGCTCCGAGCCGGCCGTGCCGACGGCGTTGGTGGCCGCGCTGAACAGGCCGGCCGCGTCGACGTCCATCTGGCGGGCCAGCGCATAGGCGCCCGCAATCGTCGTCTCAGCTCTGATGTCGTAGCGCGACTGGATCTCGGCGATGTCCTCGATCATCTGTGCGATCGCACGGTGACCGTTGGTCATCGGCAGCACGAACTGCTGCTGCGTCTCGGTGATCGCCTGCGGTACGAGCGGCGTGCCCGGCGCCTTGGCGTTCGCCGTCAGGTTGTGGCGGCTCGGCAAGTTGATGGTGTTGGCGTGCTGATCGACCAGTGCGCTCTTGTCGTCGAAGAGCGCGGCCAGCACGACGTCGAACTGGATGGCGCGGTTCAGCTCCGGCGACCAGACCTGGTCGATGAAGACCGCGGCGGTCGTGATGGTGACGTCTGGCAACAGAGGGTCCTCATGAGGCTAGAAGGAGCGGCCGTTGCGGCCGGCGTTGGCGGCGAGCTGCTGCGTCAGCGCGTCAATCTGCGCCGAGCTCAGCTTCTTCGCCTCCTTGGGCGACATGGCCAGGTATTCCTCGAGCGAAATCGGCGCGCTGATATCGGACGCGCCGCCGTTGCGTGCTTCGGGAGTGGCACGCGAGCCGACCAGACGGCCGCGCAGACCGGTCAGCTCAGCCTCGAGCCGCGCGATCTTCTCGTCGTTCGACTTGCGACCAAGCTCGTAGGCGCGCTTGGCGAGCTCGGCCGCGGTCGGCGCCTGGTGGAGCGCCGTGTAGCCCTGCTCGTCGAGCCCGTCCAGGTCCTTGACCGTGCCGAAGTCGGCGGCCATCTCCTGCAGGATCTGCTGGCGGGTGGCCGTGGTCAGCGCCTGCGCCTGCTGGTTGCCGCGGTACATGTCCAGGATCTGTCGCCAGGCCTGCTGGCGGGTGCCGTAGTCGGTCGACTCGGCCGCCGAGAACAGTTGCTCGACACGCTGCGTGGCCTCGTACTGCTGGTGCTCAATAGCGGCGCGTGCCGCCGCATTTTGCTGCTCGGTCTCGTACCGCTGGCGACCCTCGATCAGGCCGCGCTGATACGCCTCGTCGGCACCACGGCGACGGGAGCCCTTCTCAGGTCCGGCGTCTCCGCTGGTCGCGTCCGGGGCGCTTGACTCGTCGGCTTCCGGTGCTTCGTCAGGGGGTGCAGGCGCCGCTGGTCGGAGCTCTTCGGGATAGATCGTCTGATCCGGCCCGAGGGCGATCTCGACCTGCGGCTCTTCCGGCCCTGTCGGAGCAGGTGCGTCCGACTCGTGCACGCGGCAAGTCTAACGCTGCTGTGCGTTCATTGCCGCGAGCTGCTGGCCGCTCGACGGACCGGCGCCGAGCGAGTTCAGCAGCGCCTGTGCCTGGAGCGTGCGGAGCTGCTGCTGGAGCATGAGCTGGTTGGTGGTCACGTCCGGTCCGTAACCGACCGACGGCGCCAGCACGCTGCCGCTGCGCGGCTCGAGCCGACTGTGCGGGCTGCCCACCTGGAGCGCCTCAGGCGGCAGCACGCCCAGCATCTGGCGATTGGCGGCCTCGGTGGCGGCCTGGGCACCGCGCTCGAGAATGATGCGCTGCACGTTCGGCGGCGATGCCTGGAAGGTCGGGTCGGCCACCATCTGGCCGGCGATCTGCTGCAGGAGCTGGCCGCGGAGCTGCGTCCAGGTGCGCTGTTCGGCGGGGTTCAGCGCGACCTGCATGCTCGGTCCGACCGCGACCGACGGCGGCGGCCCGGCGACGCTCGCGCCGGCGTTCTGCAGCGCGTCCAGGATGGCCGAGGGCTGGCCGGCCGCGGCTCGCGTCGGGATCAACCCCTGCAGGCCGGCGAGCGGGTTCAGCGTCGGTCGGCCGAGCACGTCCGGCGGCACGGGCAGGTTTCCGCGCAGGCCCGGGATGTTCTCCTGGACGCGCTCGGAGATGGCCTGCGGCAGCTCCTGGGGCAGCCGTGCGACCAGCGGCGCGCGCGCGTACGGGTCGGTCATCTGGGCGATCGAGCGCACCAGGCCCGACTCCGGCACGGCGCCACCGGCGACGCTCGAGGCGATGTCGCTCGCACCCTGCAGCGCGGCCGTACCGGCGCCGCCGCCGCCGGCCAGCGTGTCGTAGATGTTGGCGAACGTCCGCAGCGGCGTGGCCGCGGCGAGCTGGTGGCCGACCTCGGTCAGGAGCTGGTTGGCGGCCGCCCAGCGCGGGTCCTCGACGCCGTACACGTCCGGCCCGGCCAGGTCAGCGCGCGCCTGCGCCTTCGTCGCCGCCTGCTGCGCGTCAGCATAGGCGCCGGCGGCCATCATCGGTCCCTTGAGCTGCGGCGGCAGACGGTCCCAGCTCCGGTACTGGTCGGTGCCAGGCACGCGGAAGCTGTCCGGCTGGATGCCCTTCGCCAGCCACAGGCGACGCTCGTCGGGGTCGGTCGGGCCGCTGCCGGTGACGTTGCCGGCGAGCGCCTGGTTGGCCAGCCAGAGCGTAAGAGCAGTGCCAATCAGGTTGTTTGCCAGGCGCTCGCCGAGCGGGCCGACCGCAGCCGCCTGGCCCGGTATGCCGCCGCGCGCCGTCGGGATAACGTCGAAGGCGTTTCGCAGGCCGCGCGTGGCGATGTCGGCGTACGGGCCCTGGCCGGCCATGCCGCGGCCGACGTCGAAAACCGTACCGGCCAGGCCGGCCGGTGTGGATTC